ACTTTTGACCTGAATGTTTTCCATAACACACATAGTCTCCTTTTCTACACCACGGACCATTAGGAAACTTATCTTCATCTATGTAAGCATCTGCACCTACAACAAGAACTTTTCCTACTGTAGTTAGATAAGATATATCATTTTTAACTGAATCAGGTAAATATAATCCACCTTTTGTTTGTGCTTTAACAGATATAGGTCTTACAAGAATATGAAAACCCGGAATATGTGGTAATATTGTAGGGTCTTCTGCGTGTTCTTCTGTTATCCATAAATCATTTTTAGTTGCTGAACCTAAACTTGGTTGTTGCATTAGTCATCCTCTTCATCTAATATTTTTTTAGTTATATTTTTAATCTCTGCTTTTGCCCATTCAATACCTGCAATGCGACCTACGCAGTTCATATACGTATGATAATCTGAAGCTGAACCATATGCAAGGGAATTTTTTATTGTTTCTATTTCTTTATCTAATGATTTACTTATTTCATCTGATAGAGTCATTTTGTTCCTTTGTTAAGTGTTTTCTTATTTCTTCTACTTCACTTTCTAAAGTACTTATAGTTGTATAAATATGTCCTGTATCTTCAGGTTGTATCTTTTCTTTTAATATACTTATTTCTTGCATTAAAAAAATTAATCTATCTACATTATATATATTACTTCCATAACTTTTAATCACTATCATTTATTCCTCTTCTTTAATTTTTGATTTTTTAGCATCTTGTAACATTTTAATAAGCACATCAGAAGTTTTTATACTTTCTGCACTTTGTATACTATCTCCCTGTTTTATCATTTCTACAAGCATCTTAACTGCGTTCATTGCCTGTTCAGTATTTCTATCTTTATCTTTCTCCTCTGCTTTTAATAAATTCTCTGCACCTGCTTTATATGCATCTAATGCAATCTTTTGCTCTTTTAAGTCAAGGTCTCTATTCTTTAATGCACCCTCAGAAGCTTCTTTTGCAATATTAGCCTGTATCTTTTCTTTTTCTAAACCAAGTCTTTGAGCTTCCATCATTACCATTTGTTGTTCAGGAGTTCCACCTTGTTGAGCCATTGCCTGATTAGCAGTCATAACTTGTTGTGCTGCCTGTGCCATTACCTGCTCAATAACTTGAGGGTTCTGAATATTAGGGTCACCTTGAGGTGCTTGTGCCATTATTTGTTTAGTAACTCCATTAACTTGCTCTTGATACTTCATTACAATATGTTCCTGAATATTTGCCTGAAGTATAGGACTTACTCTTTGCATAATAGGATTGCCACCATTTGCAGGGTCTTGTAAAAACATAGTCTTTATCTGAATATGTGCGTCATGGTTCTGACCTGCAAATGCCTTTATAGGTAAACCCTTTGTTGCTGCTTCAATATCTGTTACAGGGTCAAGTGGCATTGGTTTAGGTTTACTAGGTAGTATATTTTCTAAATTAGGAATATTTGCTGCATTAAGCAAAGTTCTATTTAATTCTTCCATATTAAACATTCCCGGAGGTGCGTTTTGTGCTAACTGCATTGCCATATTTGTCATCATCAGTCTATGAGCAGATGAAGGTATATTAGGGTCACTTACAGGAATAATGTCAATTTTTTTATCAAAGTCAGTTCTAAATATTTCTGAAGATTCTCCCGGAACATCATATGGATATCTTTGAGGTAAACTTTCAGAATCAATTCGTGCAAGTATCTTAAACTCTTCTCTCTGTGCCTTATGTAATCTTTTATGTATTGCAGAAAAGAATTTACTTGAAGCTTCTAGTAATGCCATAGTTGTACCTACAGGACCATAGTTAGAACCCTCACTTATAATTTGTTCTGTAGTATCTGCAAACTTTTGACCTGCACCTGCAACATACTGCATCATATTATACAATGTAGAGGAAGGTTCTTTATATGGAAACATTACAATAGATTTATTTAAATCCATACCTGTTGCTTCTACTTCCTTAAATTCACCCGGAGCAATAGGGTCATTATCTCCTACAACTTTAACACCCTTTGCCTTAAATCCACCTTGTAAGTTTGCAAACTGACCTGCATCAATTAAACTTCTCATTGCTGCAGTTGCAGACATTGTAAGATTACCTAAGAAATGTATAAGACCTAATCCATAAAAACCAAATCCCGGAACAAATCTATAGTGAGTAAAAAACATTTTCTTTTGTTTTGTTCTATCATTTTCATTCCAGTTTCTTCTAATAGATAAAACTTTTTGTGACTGTTCCTCAATAGTTACAATATAAGGACAGGCAGTATCATAGTCCTCTATTTCAAGATAACAGTGTTGTTCTAGTAGTGTATATTGTGGGTCACTATCTGTAGATGGTGTAAGACCTAAAACTGTGTCCATCTTTTCTGCCATTGCAGATTGCTTTGGAAGTTCAGGGTCAGGTAAGTCTATATCTCTATACATACCTGCATTAATCTGTCTTGCAAGTTCTATAGGACTTCTATATAATATATGCGTATATCTATCTGCTCTTCTTAAATCAGTTGCATAATAGGATACATAAAATTGGTCAATAGGTACAAATTCACTAACAGGTCTATCTAAGGAATCATCATAATATATCTTTTTAACTGCAGACCCTAGTAGTGGCAAGTGAAACAACATTCTTTCTGTTTCATCAAAATATTCAGGCATTTGTTCTGATACTTGATAGTTCATAAAATTCTGTACTCTATTAGCCTGTCTTTGTCTAGACTCAGTAACATTACCTAATATTTGAACTTTAACTGGACCTTTTGAAGGAAACAGTTCACCACTTGCTTTGCTTTGGAATTTAACTGCAGATTCGATAAGAAGAGGATGCACTGCAGTTGCTGCACCTTCAAAAGGTTCTGTAGTATCTTCAAGTTTTAAACCAAGTAAGTCAAATCCTCTTTCAAACATTGACTCCCATTCTGACCTAGAGTTTTTATCTGCATCATACTTATCTAATACTGTACTTGCAATATCTAATAAATCGTCTTCTTCCATCATGTCTGCAAGATTTTCGTAAAAATCTTCTTTAGATTCTTCTTCTTCTTGCATAGACTCTTCAGAAGCAAATTCAATTTCTAATTCACCTGTTTCAGGGTCTATTTCAAAGTTTACATTATCTGTTCTTTTTTCCTTTTCTAGGTCTAGATTGATAATGTTGTCCTTGCTTTTCTCTTCGTTGGGATTCTTCTCTACTGCCATGCTCTTCTCTCGTTAAATTTTTTTTAAACTTTACAAATTCAATATCAATTACTCTTGCATTACCTATTTTTATAGGCAATCTATTACATTTACAATAACTACTATATTTTTTAGCTCCACATTTTAAACAGTAAGTAACAGGATTATATCTGAATATTTCCATTATACTGTTATACTCTCCAATATGCAACTCTTTTGTCTTTTTTACTTCCATCATCTTCCCATGAAGGGTCTTCAGGATGTGTTAAGTTCCAACTATCTTTCATGTAATGTACTGCCATAGTCATACAGTCTACTTGGTCATCATGTGACCCATTAGGAAAAGACATACACTCAGAAAACAAATCGTCTGCCCATATTTTATTTTTAGGCAACCAAACTCTTCCTGCTTCCATCATGGGTGTAGATGCATAAACTCTTGCAACTTTATCTTTATCAGGTAAGTAATCTAATACAGGTAGTCCTGCCCTACGCATATCTTGTATTAGTGACTGTCCACTTGCTTTTCTTTCTATAATACATACATCAGGTTTAAACTCTCTATACAAATCTTGGGCAATCCTTCTAAGTTCAGGATATTCATATCTACCTCTTGTATTACCTAATAGTATCAAATGAGATGAATGACCATAATCTTCATCATAGTCGTGAAATATTCCCCATGTTTGTATTACACTAAAGTCTGCAGTTCTACTTGTACTAAATGCAGTATCATATGTCTGTATTATAAACTGACACTCAGGTGGTTCTTCATACTCCCACCACTGTATATACTTCTTTTTAATAATACCACCATCATCAGGTGAAGGGTCTTGCATATATAATGAGTTCCAATACCTTGCACCATTACTTGCTCGTATCTCCTGCTCATCTATTCGTAGTATTTCATCAGACTTCCACTCAGGAAAGTATGAACCACCTACAGGTAAGTCAAGTAACTCTGCTGCTTCCTCATTTAACCATGCAGGAATACTAATTACTTCCCACGGATATGTATTCTGCTCTGCAGTTTTTTCTTGTTTAAGTAACCAACCACACAAGTCATCATAGTGATACCTTGTATTAATAATAATAATTGACCCATTAGGCATAAGTCTAGTTCTTAAACCTGCAGGATACCACTCCTTAATATACTTTCTACCTGTTTGACTAAATGAATCTTCCTCTGACATAACGTCATCAAGTAGTGCAATGTTTGCACCTCTACCAGCAACCTGACTTCTTACACCTGCTGCGTAGTATGAACCATTCTTATTTGTTTTCCATTTACCTGCTGCCTTAACATCACTACGTAATGCAACACCTTTAAATATTCTTTGAAAC